GCTGCAGTACTAACAGATTCTATTCTTCTTGTATTTGCTCTTAAAGGTGCATCAACTAATGTGTTTATAAAATCACCAGCAGAATATGTAACTGCAGTATTTTGAATTGTAATACCATTAGTAATTAAAGTTGAAACTACATCACCAGTTAAATTAATAGGATTATGATTTACAAGTTCTGTACCAGTAGGTGTTGTATATTCTAAAAAACAACCTTCATAATCTAATCCCCATGTAATTTCAAAATAACCAACATGATTAGATACAGTTTCTCCATAATCTTCAGGGAAAGCTTTTACAGTTAAGTTTGTTATAACACCATCAGTTTTAAGAATACTATTAGATGATGCTACTTCAATTAAATTTTCAAGATAAGTTATAATTTGTTCAGCTGTATGTTGTGTAGAAGGTATAGTTATTACTAAAGGATCACCATTACTATCTAAAGCAGTATTTCCATTAGCTAATTTTATAGTAATAGCACCATCTTGATATGCAGTATTAAAAGCATTAACAACTGTTTCATTAGTTAATGTTTGTCCAATCATAGAAACATCTGTTAATTCTGCTCTAATATTTGGTGTAGTAAAATTAAATGTAAATACACCAGTAGCAGAACTACCTGAGTATCCTTTACTATATACTACTTGACCTATTTTATTATTTTGTAAATTTTGTGCATCAGTTATATTACTATCATTAGATGTTCCTGATATACAATCTCCTATAAAGCCATTGACTTGATAATTAGATCGTTTTCCAAGTGGTATAGTTATTTTTATATCTGTACCATCATCATAAGTTGATTGAATGCCTGATGTAGCATCTTTAAATATTATTATACCTTCACTATTATTAGCACTATTTCTTACAGGGCCACCGTATAAATCATATGATACTATTTCATATTCATCAGCTGAACCAGTAACTATATAATATCTATCAGTAGATCCAATAGATGTAACTGGTAAACCAACACTACTTAATAAAGGTGTTGATAATCTAACCTTACATGTTCCTGTACTTGAAGATGTAAATATAGAATTAGTTGAACCTAATGGTTTAGCTATTTGATATAACTTATGAAAGTTTGCAAATTGTAAAAAATCTCCAACCTTAAATATATCAGTAGTATTAGGTAATAAATTTGTTAATGTAATTTCTCTTGTAGTAGAATAACTATAAGCTATTAATTTAATATTTGTTTCTCCAGCCTTTAAAGGTACTGCAGTTGATTGCATAATATTATTTCCATTATTAGAACTAATATTTACATTTAAAAACTTGATACCATCATCAATGCCAAACAATTCGTTTTCCACCTCTCTAAATTGTTCCTCAGTTAATAAAGGTAAGTCAGCTTCAAATGACATTACACTTGGTCCTAATCTATGTGTTCTGGCATATCCACCTGTTGTAACAGATCTAGCAGAATTAGCGGATCTATTCATTGATATGTCATTAGCATATTTAAAAATTGCACTTGTAGCCATTATATATTTCTCCCTCTTACACCTTGAGTGTTCTTAGTATAAGCTTTATTAGCACCACCAACCTCGGCTGAGGCAGATGATATCACAGATTTAATTTGATCAATTGATCTTTGATCTACATTACCGCTTATATTTATATTAGTTATATTTGTACTTCCTGATTGTGAGTCAACTTTACTTCTAGGCACAACAACTTCACCAGGAGTTAACATAGCAGGTACTCTATCAGTATATGGAGCACCACCAGGTACAACACCACCTTTATTAAACCCTAAGAATGAACGACCCATAGAAAATAAACTACCTAGGCTACTTCCGCCGCCACCACCACCGCCACCCATAGAACTAAATAAAGATGCACCTTTAGATATTAAGGTACTCATAATATTACCTTGTTCAGATGTAGCTGAGTTTAAAGCTTTTTGTTTCATTATTCTTTGATCTAATAATGAGTTAAATAATTTTTCAACTAATACTTCAGCAGTTCTTTTAACAATTGTATCTGATATACTTACTAATACATTTTTAAATGCGTTTTTAGTTGTATCTAATAATGAGTTACCTGCTTTTATTCCTTCAAGCCATGTATCACCAATTATTCCACCAATTGCTTGACTATCAATACCAATTAAAGATAGTTTTGCTCTAAGTTCTTTTACTTGATCTAATCTTGCTTGATGTGCAACACCTGCTTCTCTAGCAGTTATTTTAATTCCCATTTTTTCAGAGAACATAATTCTTTCATTAAGAGCCATTAATTCTTTTGCTCTTTCATCTTTTGCAGCTTGCCATACGCCACCATCATCATGAATATTAACTGGTTTAAAGTCTTTCATTCTTTGTGATTTAGCACTTGGATCTTCAAGGTTACCAGCAAAAGCATCTCTTTGTAATTTATTTAATTTTGTGTAGCCTGCTGCAACACCATTTACAGCTATTTCTAATCTATTAATTTGTTCAATATTTTCATCACTACCAAAACCTATAGATTGACCAAATTTTCTAATTGCAAGTGTAGCTGAATCTATTGTATTATTAAATTTATCAGCAATATATCTACCAACAGATCTTATTTGATCTTCAAAAGCTATCCATGCTATAACTGCAACTTGTATAACTGTTACTAATATACCTATTGGATTAGCTCTTATTGCTATATTTAAAGCAGCAAAAGATTTTGTACCTGCTCTAACAGCACTTACCATTAATGCCATTTGAGAAACAATACCACCAACAAAGCCAATTACTTTTAAAGCTATAAATATTTTAACAGCCTTAATAAGATTATCAAAATTCTCAACAAGAAATTTAATTAATTTACCTAAGTTTTCAAAACCTTTTGCAAGTGATTCACCTACTCTTTTAGCTAATATTTTTAATTGTTCATCATTTTCTTTAAAGTTACCTACTAATTCTATTAATTGTGCTTTAATACCACTAAATAAAGGTACTGCAGCTGCTTGTCTAAATCTGAAATAAGCATCTTGTACAAATGAAACCTGAGCTTCTAATGTTTGTTCAAATTCAATTGTTGCTTTAGAAAATGCTCCACCATTAGCAAACACTTCAAAAAATCTTTTCTTAGTATCTTCAATAGATACTTTAACACCAACTCCAAAACCTAGCATTGCTCTAACACCACGTTCTCTAAATACATCAGCAGAAGCAATACCACCAGCAAATGATCTTTGTATTTGTTCAGCAGTTTGTCTAAAATCTAGGCCTGTGGCTGCAGCAACGTTACCAGTTACTTCTAATATTTTATTTAATTGATCAGCATCTTTAGATATAACGGCTAGGTTACCAGAACCTGCAGCAATAGCTTCAAGTGAGAAAGGTACTTTAGAAGCAAAGTCATTCATTACTCTAAATGCTTTTGAACCTTCTTCAACTGTTCCAAACAATAGTTTAAATCTTACTTGTAGTGATTCAGTTAGTTTACCAGCTGCAAATGTATCTTTAACAAATTTACCAATACCTAATGATACAGCTGCTAATCCAAGACCAACACCCACTTTAAGTGTAGTACCTAACGCTGCAAAGGTTGCTCTTGACCTAGCTGCTCCTGCCTCTAACATTAATAATTTCTTTTTAGCTATTAAAGCTTGAGTTCCTAAAGCCTTTAGTCCAACATTTAATTTAGTTAACTGTCCCTGGCCAGTAACATTTGCTTGTACATTTAGCTTTACAGCCATTTGAAATCCTATTTATTAAACACAATAATAGTGTATCATTTTCGGTTAATTTGTTTATCCGTTGGTTACTTGAACATCAACAGAGTCAAAGTACTTTTTAAAAGCACTTTCTATAAATTTTATAGGCGCTTGTTGAGAGTGCCCATTATTAAGAAATTGAATATAAGTTACACCATTAGTAACTATAATTTCTTGTGGTTTATTTTTAGGTGTAAGTATAGTTATATTTGATGATGTTTCTTCATGTCCACCAATATATCTTTCTGTATAACCAATATACCAAGAATTTCTTGCTTGTCCTGAGTCAACAGGTGTCATTAATTTAACATCAGCAAAAGCTTTTAATGCTCTAGATCTTAATTCTTTTTCTACTGCTTTGTCAATGTCATTTTTAAGCTCATCCATAGATGATTTTAAATTAATTACAGTTATTGTCATATTACTTTACCTTTATTAATACCTTTTTTGATCTTATAACCTTGTGTGCCATTAGCACCAGTGTTTACTTCCTTTTTAAGATCCTTAAATAATTCTTTTTGTTTTAAACTTTTATGTAGCTCTTTTATATAAGCTTCAAGTTTTTTATTGTCTCTCATAAATACCTCCTAAAAGATAGGCGGTTTTATCCGCCATATCTATATGTATTATTAGATTTATTTTTTTACCATAGACTTCAAAGTATCGAAGCCTGCTTTATTTTTATTAGCTTTTACAGCATCA